CACAAGAAAAAATAGCAAAAGTTATAAATAACAACAGCCCTGAATTAGCAGCAGAAGAAATATTGCGTTTATTTGGGGTTAGTGAGAGTTATTCAATTTTGATAACTGATATACCAAACTTTCGCAAGGAGTTGATAACAATGATAGAACAAGTTAGATACCAAACAGGTAGATACAATGAAGGAAGTAGCACAGAAATAGCAGAACGATTCGAACATACTGTTAATTCTCACTAACATCTGTATATACCCAAATCATTAAATAATTTTAGCATGTATAAATTTCGTGCTACATACAAATTTTTAAATATGAAAATAAAATACGATTGTAAAAAGATCCCGCTTGGCTTCTCTGGCCTTGCATTTATAAACACCATCTATTTCAGAGGGGCCAAGGAGCGGGTAACAACGGAGCAATTAAACCATGAGATGATCCATATAGCGCAGCAAAAAAAGCTATTGGTGATATTTTTCTTCTTGCTTTACTTCGGAATGTGGGGCCTAAACTTGTTGTGGTGTCCTCTGAGCGCGTATAAAAATATACCATTCGAATTAGAGGCGAAAGCAAACGAAGACCGAATGCTGTATAAGCCCACTGCTTTTAGTTGGACTAACTACTTATTTAGGTCGTATAAACATCTATAACGTTTTTATTTCTTCGATCTTAGCGCCGGATATGTCCAGAGATGTACCCGGCCAACTGCTCCCAGCCGTACCTAATGCCGTCACAAGCTTACTGTTTAGATCAATTATAAACTGTTGTAGCGCGGTGTCTAACGCCGTAAATCTGGTCATAAAATCCGCAGTCCCCCCTATCTCACAAGTGCCGTCGTTTAGTTGTTTGATGTAAAATTTTACAGCCCCATCTGCGTCAGTGGAATAAGTTCGTATCTCCCCCTCCTCCGTTTCGGCACTCTGCAGTAGATACCCGAACACGATCGTGTCTTCGGCGTTTGATGTTTTCCCTTGCGCCGCCAACAAACCTTGTATGGGTTTAGAATCGATCCCAAAAGGCAAGTATTGTGGGGAGGTCTGGACATCATTTTCCCCAAATCTTAGAATTTTTATAAACTCTGCCGTCGCTTGTTTAACTCTGCTTAGTGTTATCATAGGAATATGTTATTAACTTCGTCCGTCGTATATGCTTCTTTTAAAACACAGGTAAGAGTGTATTTCTCCCCGTTCACATCGCCGCTTATCTGACAGGATTGTACAAAGAATTCCGTGTATTCTGAGATCCTTAAGGTTTGACTTTTTACTCTTATCAAATTACCAGGCATGACAAACGCAGTTGTTTTAATTGTCAAAGATATGGCTCCCGCCAGTTCTGCGCCTAGTTCGTTTCTTGCCGCTTTATCCACGTCTAATAAATCCCCGCTATCAGAGTTTAATATCTTTACTTTTGATCTGGTTATAGGACAATAAGGGTTCGCTATTGTTGACTGCAATGCCCTCGTAGACTTCGCACCCGCTTGTCGCATAACTGTTATTTCGCTGTGCATCGCCTGCCCATTGGTTTGTAAACTGATTTCGAAAATGCCAGGATTTCCTTCAGCAAAAGATAAAACCGGAGATAGCGCCTCCGCTTGCAATTTTGTGAAAACGAGCGCCCCGTTACTATTGTGCGTCAGTATTATGCCTTTTTGGCTTACTAACCTGTTAATATATCCTTTCACGCTTTCCCCCGGATCGGCGTTGCTCTTTTCGTACGTGAGATCAAACTCGGCAGATACGATGCTGTCCACCACATAAGATATACCAAAAGGGGCGGTTACCTTGTCTATTATCTGTCTAAGCGTCAGTTTATCACTTTGGAGTGGGTAAATAGAGGGGGGGATCTGGCAGTCCTCCAGAATGCCTGGCAAGGAATACCCGTTTATTGTAATTAATTGCTCCTTACGGGTCGCAACAAAATTGCTACTAAGCACAGTGCCTGTGATTAACAAATTACCCGCGTCGTCTTCAATAGTACAGGTTTGAAAGCCAAAAGGGGCGGGCGCGAAATCTCGCAGCGCTGAAAAGCTAAACGTGCTTGCCACACTGTCATATAGTAAATTAATAGCGTAATTCGAAAACCCCGTAAACCTTGTGCCGTCTAATGTTAGTATCATACGAAGTAAATTATTTCTCGTCCTTTTTTTATTTCGAAATATTCCGCCAAAGTTAAATCGTTAACCCTTATAAACTGATCTAGCGCATCGTCGCCTCTGCCAAAGTAGGTATGTGCAAGATTAACCGGGTCGCTGTCTTTTCCTAGTATAACCGATCTTTCCTGTTTTGATTTAAAGGCGATGTCGTAAAGGTTGGCGAGTGTCTCATTTATAATAACGTCTAGCGATAACGCTATACTTGCGTCTTGCGCATAGCTATTGCTGTCATAATAAGAGGTAAGATCGGCATACAACTCGGTGAGTGCCTCCGCCGCAGCTGCAACCTCCGCCCGTGTTTGGTAGTCCTCTGCTGTAGGGCTTACCAATAATGAAGACATAGACGATAATAAGGTAGTCAAACCAACCTCCGCCACTGCCTGCTGTTGCTCGTCGTTTGTGTCAAAAATACCTATTAGATCCTCGAAAGCTGTTTTAAAGCCTTCTATAGAATCCTCTATGTTTCCGATAATAGTAAATGGGAAGTTTATAAGGTCAACCAGGCTATTAGTGAAGCTTGTAAGATCATCAAAAACGTTCTGAATTGCTCCGCTGGCGGTGCGGACCAGGTCCTTTAAAACCTTGGCTTTCGCCGCCGTTTTGGTTATCACGTCGAAGGCTTTGCCTATGGACGTGATCGCTGAACCCAAAGGGCTAACCAACGCGATCCCAGGCGAAGGTATAGCCTCATCTAAATAGGCCACCGCTGCCGCATCGCTGCTAAGCTTTCTGTTTATTACCGCGTCACTGGGATCCACCACGTCCGTCGGAAATTTGGCCGCTATCGTCCGCCACACCGTCCCCGTAATATTAACTACGTTGTATTCGCTATAATCGAACTGTAGGGACAGCGGTTGCGCCTCGAAACTGTTAAAAAACGGGTGCTTTATTTTCCACGGCCGTGGGTCTCTACTGGATACTTCGAACGCTTCAGCTTCGTCTATGCAATCCTCACCTTGAAAGTAAAGAGATAGGGGGAACTGATCGCCGCTCTTTTCTGATCTAGAAACATAAGTGCCTTGCACGCCAACGAAGTCGTAGCCTTCCGTGTTATAATTAACATTTTTAACTGCCTTTATCCATAGGGGTTTGTAGATCTCTCCGTCGCCTGTCTCTATCTCTAGCTCAGTGTTCTCAATCCTGTCTATCCATGTCATTTATTTAACCTCCGCTCTGCTTGTTTTATATAGTATTCGGGTATCATAGCCGCCGCCTTTTCACCGGATGGGCCTATAAAAGGCGCTTTATTAACAGCCACCGATCGCCCCCTCTTATAGGAATAAACGGGATCAGCTTTTATGAACATTTTGTCCCTACTCGGCTTTCTGATAGTTTTAATTAAAAAAATATAATCGTCATATCGGACAAAACCCCCTTTTCCCGCCTTAAACGCAGCCCTTATAAATTGCTGATTTTGCGTTCTTTTGGCCCCTTCTTTAGGCTTTATGTTTTTTAAATAAAACCTCTTAGATACTGTTTTAGCTTTATTTCTGCCCGTTCTGGCTGGAGTCATTGGTATGAAATCTCTGCCGCTGATAGTTCCCCCGAATTCTTGTTTCTCCAAATTGTCCCCCGCCTCACTTTTGCCCTTAATAACCCCCGCTTCACTGACCATTTTATTTATATCGAAAGTATTAGGTGATTTATTAAAAGACGTATGGCTCCTTATAAATCCGCTTCTACGCTGCTCGAAATTTTCCCCGAACCTCTCGCCTATGAACTTGGTTTTGTCGATAAACGCCGCGTCGTTTAAAGCCCCCCTAATGGAAACGGGGAGGACTGATTTGTGCATCCTTTCCAGTCTGTTTGTGAAAGAAACGATCTCTTTTGCATTTATGTCGAAAAGTTTTGCCATGTGTTAAGGTTCGTATCTTATTATCGCCGTGAATGGTTTGCCTAAAATGTTCACACTTGTTCCGTCGGTGTACGCTCTTATGTAGATAAACCCATTTGATACGCCCGCCTGAAATGCGGTATTTGCGAAATTCCCGCTGCCCACGCCATAGTGCGGCGGCGCGGCAAAAGTGGCGCTTACGTCACACAATACTTCTACCGATTTTATTTTAGCGTGTTCGATCTCGGTGTCTACAGTGGTGGCAAACGTGTCCCCCGCTGCGATCGTGCCTGTTATGACCTTGGTAAGCAGCCCCCCAGACAGTGACAATAGCGCTGTGATAGTTTGGTAGCCGTTTGTCTCGTTATCGAAATTGTCATTCGCAGTTAACCCCGCCATCGCCATAAGTTTCTGAAAGAACTGTACTATGTCCTGATTAACCGTAATAGATATGTTTGTGGCGTTAGTCACCAAATTACCGTTCAGATAGTTGGCGTCGTTACCTATTCCCTGTGCGCTGCTTAATTCTTTCATATATATTTTTTAGGTTGAAATGTCCGTAATTAATCCATTCTTAAAAACCATTGTAATGTCGACGCCCAGATTATCTTGGAAATTCAACGACCCCGAATACCCCGTTGTGCCGTCTACGCTTTTGTAATTGGTTAAAGGTTGGACATGCTCTGCGTTTACGTCGTCTGCAAGTACCAATTTACCCGCATCTGATATACTGGCAACTTCCGCCCCTGTGGAATCCAAAATAATAAATGCTTCTGATCCGTCGTTGGTCGCCGCCTTGATCGTTTGCTTCTTTAGAAACGTATTTTCTTCAGTGATATTAGCCGTTTTTGCGGTGTTGCTGTTAGCTTTAGTAAATGCCGTTCTTGCTGGATCCCCAGTCATGTCGTCCGGGTTCGTCCCTATGTCTACTTGATCGAATGCGCTCATAATTATAATTAAATTTGATCGGCTGTCCACACGGTGCTGTCCGCAGTTAACACGGTGCTATCGGCGGAATTACCGGATAAGTTTCTAAATTTTACAAATAAATACCCTGCCGTTTGTGCAGGTTTGAGCCGTAACATAAGCTCTCTAAATTCGTTTTTCCTTTTTTCGTCTACAGCAACGATAGTAGGGAAGGGGTCGCCACTTATAAACCATGTAGCCCTTAAATTCGTGGTGCTGCCAAAATCAAAACCAGCATCTTTGACTGGATCAATGTAATTGGCTAACTTCTCAGCGTCACCACTGTCCACTTCTTGCTGCCCGTATGCCGCGCCTCCGTAACTAATATCGTTATAAATGGCACCTATAAACGCCACAGGGACAAGAGGATCGCCGAATCGGTTTTCAGTAACAATCACATTTGTAAACCCCGCTTTGTGCAGTTCCGCTTGCAAGAAGGTATAATGTTGACGGGTTACGGCTTCCCCAGGGTATCGCATTTTCCTGGTTATGGCTATTTTACGAGTATCTAGATCTAAAGCAGATTGATTGTACAAACCGAGGGCTCTCTCCCAATTTGTCGCATCCTCCGCGGTAAAATAATCATTATCTGGTAAAATGCTGTTTAAAAGTTCTTCGAAAATTGACCGCATCCTACTTTCCGAATATGCGAGCCCTGCGTGTACCCTCTCGAAAATGCTATTTCTTTTCAACCACCACGCGCGCCCTGTCGGGTAAAGTCTTTTAGTCAGTCGGACAAAAAGATCCGTGTAAATAGGTATGTTTTCTTCTATCGTAATGTCGTAATTTTGTACATGGTGGTTACCGCTGTCAACCACGTATATGATGCCTTCGTTATAAACTACGTCGGTAGGGAATAAAAATCTATTTTGCCCGCCGCCAACGCCGCCGAAATATTCTACTAATACCCCCTCCGCTGTTAGAAATACAAGCCTTGAAGCCTGTTTATCTAATACCGTCAGAATGCCATTAGTCTCTTTTACCTGGGTAGGGTATTCCAGATCCGCAACAGATCGGCGAAGAAACGACCCCGCGGTCGTATAAAAATCTATATGCTTGTTTGCGCTGTCAGCGATAACGATCTCGCCGTTTATCGTTGCAATTCCTTCAGGAAAACTGAAACCAGTTATTTGCGAAGTGTAAGTCCCTGCCGTCGTGTGCTGTTTAACCCTGTTGTTTTGTTTGTCGGCAATCCAGAGATACCCGTTTAAAACAGTTATGCCGATCGGATAACTAAAATTGTCATCCCCAGATCCGGCACTACCAAACTGTGAGACATAAACGCCGTCTAAATCGTGAGTTTTAACTCTGTGGTTAGCGCTGTCTGTGATGTATAGATATGTGCCATCGCTCACTATGTTTTCGGGAAAAAAGAAATTATCATTCCCCGCCCCGATTGCGCCAAAACTAGATACAAAAGTTCCGCCCAATTCATGTTTTTTAATGCGGTGGTTTTGCTTGTCCACTACATACATGTTATCGCCTACGATGCACGCCCCTGTAGGGTACTCGAATTGATCATCTCCAGATCCACGTGTCCCGAACTCAGAATTATATAATAAAATTACGTCTATTCCCGCCATTATACGATCGTGTTTGTGACTGTTCCAATTTTGGGAATATTACCAGTATCAAATTCATACTGTTGCACTTCTACACTGTCAACGCTCACCGCCACGCTATCGAATGTCTCTGTAGATCCGATCACTGTTCTAATTATGTTAATTATATCAGACGTGAACAGTTTGCCTTTTTGCGATAAATTCGGATTGTCCGCCCCATCTATAAATGGCCTAATATCGAATAAATAGGAAACTATCGCCGTTTCTATTGCGGTTAAATAGCTCGTATCTGATAAGTTAGTGATAACGACATCAACGTCTAGCAAAACGATAGCCACAAAATAGATCTCAAAAGTCCCCATCGGTCGCCTACCTCTTTCATTGTCCGGTTTCGTTGTGTCGGGGTCGTACTCGACGACCTCCTCGACATCGTCAAGTATCGCTTGTGTGGGTGTGCCGAAGCCGTCGGAACTGTCCGCGACGTTGGCCTCTACAAATAGACGTATTTTGCCAGGCTCTCCACTAGGTACATACGGATAAACCTCACGAACCCCCGCTGCGTCTTGCGCCCAAATTCTGTAATCCGTTTTAGCCCCGCCCTGCGGCTCTAGCTGATAAGCTTGTATTACTGTAGTTCGGTAATCTTCTATGTCTTCCGCATCTGTTGGCGTCACCTCTACACTTGCCACATCTACGTAACTGTCTACGTTAGCGATCGGCGCGGTCACTTGCAACTCGTCCGCTACTTCCAGACGTGCAGATGCCCCGGGGTTTAACGCTCGAACCTGTATTAGCCCCGTGGTCGCGGTGAATGTAAAAGTGTCGTCGAAAATGAATAACTCCCCCGGGTTTGTCGAGTTGTCCAGTGATTTAAATGTCGTATTCGCCGAAATTGTAGCCCCGATCGTCCCCTCCACGTTCAATTTGTACTCCCCCGCTTCCGCAGGGAATGGATCGCGCCCCAATTTAACACGCCCGAAGCGCTCTAACGATCCCCCCGCGCTTTCCGAGTTGGCGGTGTCCACGAAAGTATTTTTAAAAATGAAAGCCGCTAAAAGATACAGCAACTTCAATTTAGCCGCTTGCACCGCCGCGAAGGCATTCAGTACTATTTTGCCGACAATAAACCGAATTTCTAAGCGGTTGCGTAAATCAGTTAAAATGCTAGTGTATAGCTCGTTATAAGTTGGTATCGTCATAATAACACATTGATTATAGCTTCATTTCGGGTGCCATCCCATAACAATTTTATTTTTATCGACTCTTTGCCCGGCTCTTGCAAAGTTACGTATAATTCTAATTTATTCACGCCGGCGACCTCGGAATTTAACGAAATATCTGCATATTCTTTTAAATAATCTAGATCCTGTGCTGCCGCTGCTTCCAGTTTAGCCCGTCCGGCGCTGTTAATCGTAACCTCTGAAAGTGCCCTCTCAAAGGAACTATTAAACTGCGTTTCTTCTGATAATAAAACGTTGCCCCACCAGTCGGATCTGGTATCCAATTCGTCAAGCGCCAGAGAGGTACTTTGCTCTAAATTACCCCCGAAAAGGGCTAAATACACTTGATTTGCGAGCCCGTTAGTGAGCGAAAGATCATCATTCACAAGCGTAAACTCTCCCCCTGATCCTTCTTCGTAAATTAATACGTCTATTGCCATCCTATTGTTTTAGATAAATTAACGTTAGCCCCTTGTACCTTAGTTACCTCTGTAAGCCCTTTACTATCGTTTACATTTATGTCTACCTTGCTGTTATTGGTAGTTGTTTTATTTATCTGGTTGCTGATCGCTTTGTTGCTCTCTGCTTCCGGGGCCCCTGTGGTGATCCCCGCCGCTTCAAGTTTTGCTTTGATTCCCGCCTCTATGTCCGTCACGGCGCTATCTCCGAAAATAGAGTCCATTAGGACCCCTAAATATTCGAAAGCCTCGGTAATTGCGGTAACTGATCCGCGTATGAAGTTCGCAAGGCCGCTGTCAGAAGTGGCGATCCATTCGACTAGCTGCCCCCATTTTTCGCTCAACCAGTCGAAAACCATGCCGAGTGTCTGGAATAGTTCTATAAATGGCCCCAAAGAAAAACGTATAAATTTAGCGAATCCACTGTCCGAGGTTTTAACCCAATTAACTATGTCCTCCCAATAAATGATCAATAGTGCAATAACACCGATTAATATAAGTATGGCCGCCACGATCCACGTGATAGGGGAGGCGTACATTACTGCGTTAACCACTAACATGACCACTTTAAACGCCGCAAAGGCCGCAGTCAACCCCATAACGACGGGTATAATCGTACCCATATTGTCTGCGAGAAAACCAAGCACAGATTTAAGGATCTTAAGTCCTTCATTATTAGAGTTCGTACTCGTTACCGAGTTTTTAAAACTAGCGGTCAGTTCGTCCCACTTTCCCGAGAGGGTGTTTGTGTTTATCGCTGCTTGATCTACCGCGGTATTTGTCCCGGTAACCGCTTTCGTGTAGTCTTCTACTTTGGCGGTATTGTTTAAAAGTACTTGCCCAGCGATAACGTTTTCACTCCCAAATACTTGAGATACTGCCGTCGCATCACCCGCGATCTTCGACAGTTCTGCCAATCTTTTAGAAACCGGGACCGTTTTATCTGAAACAAGGTCGAGATCTACCCCGAATCTATTTAACTGGTTTAATGCGTTCTTAGGTAATACTTTTATAGTTGCCATTTTAAGCAAGACATTACGTAAGCTTGTGCCTGCTTCCGCCCCTTTTATTGTTTTCTCCGCGAGGGTTTCGATTAGCCCGACCGACTCCTCTAAAGATACACCTGTCGAGTTCGCCACCGCTCCAAATTTCTTCATCGACTCTGTAATGTCCGAAACTGGTGCAGATCCCGCTTGTGATCCTGCCGCTAAGGTGTTCATTACCCTGGCCGACTCGTCCGCTGTCAGATTGAACTGATTAAGCGTGCCTGTTAAATTTTCAGCGGATACGGCGAGATCCGCCCCTGTGGCTTTTGAAAGTATAATACTCGCTTCCGTAACTTTTGCCAGCGCTTCGGCGTCGGCTAAAAGTTCAGGTTTTGCGGACCCGACGATCTCGAAAGCTTTTGCGACGTCCCCGGCGAATTTCTTTTGACTCTTAGAAACCGCGTCGATCTGAGTTTGGAAGGCTTCGAAGTCCTTACCTGTCACCCCTGTGATCGCGGACAAACTCGCTAAATTCTTTTCGAGGTCTACATTTGCAGACAGTAACATCATACCAACCGCAGCCGCGCCCATCGCGATCCCGAGTTGCCCGAGCATTCCCGTAGCTTTTTTAAATGATTGCCCGAGACGCCTTGCCGCTCTGTCAACACGTGCAAAAGTGGTAACCGCTGATCTGCCGAAGTTCTTGACTCCCGCCGTCATGCCCCGGACTACTTTTGTAAGCCCGTCGACCGCTTTAAACTCTGTCTTTACTATTAAACTCTTTGCCATTTTATAAATTAGTTAGACCGCTTTTTTTTATGCCTTCCAAATAAGATTTTGCCCGTTTTTCCCAGAAAAATAGCCCATAAATTGTGTTGTCTTCTAAGTACAATTTCTCAACGTCCCAAATCGTCCACTTATAAACGTCGACTATCAAAGCTATTGCGGGGTATATGCCCTCTATGTTTAACGTGGTAAAAAAAAAGCGCTGATCTTGCCTATCTTTGTGAAATCCTCCGCGTCTAATCCCGCCAAAAGCCCGCTATTAACCCCCGTTAATGCTGCGAGCATACGCCTTGCGAGCTCCACATCATTTTTGGCGCCGCCTGTATACTTTTCGATATCTTTTACCGTGAACCTTCTATTTTTAAAAACTATTTTCTCAAGCAGTTCGGCACCCTTCTCCAGAGGTGTTTCTAAATTGTAAGTTATTTCGTCCCCGATCTGTAAATACCCGAACTCGATAAGCTGGACGATGTCCTCCTTTTCATCCTTCAGTTTTTCTTGTTTTAATTCACTTAATTTTAAGATCTCCGTGAATTTCACGTAGTCATTTTCTGCCGTTTCAATATCTACTTTTGCCATTGTTTACCCTTTTTAATTGTGTTGTATGCCTTAATGTTGTTGTTAGGAATTTATAAGCAAATCTAAAGGAGTTAAAAACCCCTTTAGTTCACCTATTTATTTTAATCTAAACGCTCCAATTTATTGAACGCTATCTTAACCGTGATCAACGCAGTGTTAACGTTGCCTTGTATGTCGCCGACTGGTTTGCCTTTTCCGCCCCAAATAGCCCCTGAGATATTGGTGATCGTCCAGTCCGCAAGGTTCGGATTTCCAGCTAAGTCTTTCAATTTGGTAAGTTCGTCCTGATCGATCATGTCCCACGCCATTGGCGGGGTCTCGAAAGACCCTCTCGTATAGTTCATTTGATCGAGCATTATACCGTTACCTGTGACGCTGTTTGCGTCATCGTTAGATCTTCTTCCCCCTGGATCTACGGTTCCGTCCTCCCCTGCTTTGAAGAAAAAAGATCCGCTCCCTAAAGTGGGGTGATTGTACGTCATCTCGATAGTATCTCCGCCTGTGTAGCTCATATTATTTATATTTTATGATGAATAATTAAAATCGAACTCCACATCTGAGCTAACTATGTCGGCGGTACTAGTTATTTTCACCCTAAAGAAAATATTAAGCCGCGCAGGGTTAGATCCCTCGATCTCGACCGATCTGTTAGCTTTAGTAAACGCCGCATCCACATATAACGCCTTGCTTACCATGTCGTCTACGTGTGACCCGATCAACTGAAGTACTTGCTTCGGCGAAATAGTGTCGCCCACTGTTACAGGTTCGTCATCTTTTACGATGGCCTTGTCCTGTATGTCGCGATCCATTATGATCAGCCACTGGAATCCTCCATTCCAAAGAATGTTAAGATCTCTTACTTTCCTAAACTTAGGCGGCGTTTCGCCGTCTGGGTGGTACGTGGTGAACATGTCTTGCACAGTGTAAGCGTCATTCTTTAAAAGAACCGTCGACGCTCCGCGTTTAGCCATATAATCCCTCGCGTCATAGTCGCTGAAATCTCCTACATTATTGTCTGCCGGGATCGGCATGTCTGGGTAAGCTTTTCCGCCGTTACCCAAATGGGGGGAACTTACAAACCTTGCCGCTGTTGTGGCGCATAAATTAACCGCTGCCTCAAATGCGAACCCCTCAGAATTAGGCGCTGGCGCTAATACATTGGTCATTTGCACCTTTCTAGCTGCGGCATCTGTGATCGCCACTACGTCGTCCTTATCTGACAGTAAACTGCCAAAGTAAGCGACGAACGGTTTGTATACGTTCGCTAAATATCTGCCCGTCGGAGCGTCTGGATCCGCTATGCCGTTAAAGGCTTCCAGGGCCGCGAATGCCGTAGCTCCATAGGGGTTAATTACGTCGGTGTTCCATTCTTCGCCAAAAAGTGCTAAACTTGCTGCGATGTCAGGATCTCCAGCCCCGGTAGTTTTAGAAACTTCACTATAAACAACACCTGCAGCTCCGGCCTCGGTGTCGAATCGTATTTGAAGCCCTGCGCTGGTGGTTCCGGCCCACTTAGTGGTCACATCAATGTCTGCCACATTTTCGACAGCTGCCACAGGAGAAGAATACACCCCGCTGATCGCGTCAATTATTTTCTGACGAACTGCCGCGGCGTCGTCCCCGATAGCCAGGCTATATTTATAAGAAGTCCCGTCTAAATTGTCCCTCCCGGAGATAATTACCTTATGCGTGACGTTCGCAGTCACCGTCGTGGCCACCGCAACACCCACTTTAATAGCGGTCGCAGAGGCTCCCGCCGGTTCCATCTGCGGGTAAATTACAGTTTCGACCCCGCCCAAAATGTTACCTGTTAACGGCCTTAAAATCCTAGCCATTAAATGCAAAGGTGATCCATACCCGTACCGATCGCCCACTTCCTGCGCGGAAATAAACGAAAATGCGGAGGTGTCAAAGCTCGCCTGGTTGGCCGTGTTTCCTTCCCCCAACAGAGCGATCCGGTGTGGCAAATTAGACGTGTTCGTGCCAAAATTTGCTTTTTTTTGCTTGTACCCGATAACACGTGAAACGCGGTCGAGTGCTATAGCTGTGCTAATGCTCATATTATATAATTTTAGAAATTTTTATTCCTTTGTCCGTTTCATCAAGCTTAATGCTTGTGTAAGTGCCCTCCTGTGTGTCAGAATTTAACCCGCCGTTCTGCTCCTCGTATCTTACCAGCAACACCAATTGCCCCGCTATTATGCGGAAGGCATCCGCCTGCTCTGTGGGTTCCGCTATCCTTATGTCGGTCACGTTGATCCCCCCTATATAAGGCCTTCCCGAAAGGGCTAGCCTGTTATAAGTGGGGTGCTTTAAGATGTACCTGATCGCACCTAGTAGCTTTTGGCAGGTTTTAGCCGCCAGTTTGTCCCCGTAATCGGTGTCGTTGCTTACTCCTTTTGCAGTGACCTCTACATTTATCTGACATGTACCCTTGCTAGTTATACGATTCTCATCGCTGTAATTAGCACTTGCGAAGTATACCTTCACTGCGGGGAGTTCTTCCCTATCGTAGGGTATCCCCCTCTCTATCCAAACATCTGCCCCGAATTCTGTCTCCGTGGGCCTTAAAACTAATTGCGCCTCAAATTCTGCGGAAATAATAGCCGCAACTTGGTCGCGTATCGTTTCAAAACGTTGTGCAGGTATGCTAAAATCAAACGCCATACTCGTCTAAAATAAAAACAATTAATCCTAAAGTTTCGTCTGGGTAATTTTCGGAAATTCTATATGTTTTCCCATCATACAAAACTTTGTGCCCTTTCATATACACCTCACCATTTGCGGTTCTTGTCGGGTAGCTCTGCGCAATTAGCAAGCTTTCCACTACAGAAGCGTGAATGTTCGGCGAATTTATCGGCAGTCCGTCGTCAGGGTTAATAGACATGCGATGCTTAGAGGCAATGCCTTTTATTGCTGCGATTTCAGCGGTCGGCGCCGTGAACACAAGATCCACGGCAAAGCCCGCCTGGGTAAACCTAACAACATCTAATCTTGCCTGCCCTAAACTCATCTTTTACCCTTTTTTAACTTCTTTTATTTCGGGATCTTGCTTATAGCTGTCCTTTTTAGCCGTTTCCGCTTCCGCTTTTATAGCCGCTTTCGCTCTGCGTTCGTCGTTGTTTCCTTTCGAAACGTCCTCTAAATAGCCCGCTTTTGCTGCCGCTTCGATCTCCCCTTTCACTTTCGCAAATTTGGGATCATCCGTGTCAAACACGACTTTGTCGCTTTTTTTGTACACTTTGCCCGCTATTTGGCACGATGTACATTTGAATAATATGTACTTCCCCATTATGCCAGAGTTTGAAGTGTGTAAATTCTATCAACAGTTACTGGAACCGCTACAGGTGCGGACATAACGCCGAAATAATGTGCGAATCGTTTCTTGTCGATGTTCGAATAAACACCAAACTCCGAAGCCACGTTAGTAATGTATTCGTTGAATTCCGCACGGGTGGGATCATTTATGATCTTCGGTAGCCCTGCGTGAGCCATTACAAACCTAGTTCCTGTAACAGGTAAAAATATAGTTTGGCTCTCGTCTAAATAACGAGTGTCAACGCCTGCATCTGTTTCGTATGTTTCGTCGTACGTCCAAACATTAACAATAAAAGAACCCGCTGAAATTTGGCCGTTGTATGCGGCTCCAGAAGTGTCGGCGATCGGCATATTAACATCTATTAATTTCACCTGATTATGGTTAGCTTTCACAGTAAAATAGTTACTCGCTTTTAATGCTGTCCACGTAGCCCCGGAGCAAATCATGTTCATCTCTTTGGTATTGCTTTTACCCGTTTGACGCAAGAAGTTACCCGCTTTTATAATGTCTCCCTCAATGTCGGCGGCTGCTACTGTCCAATAGTCTCCTAAAGTGTCCGCATCTACTTTAGACGTTGCTTTTCGTTTAAAGTCGATATTGTCGCCGCTGTTAAGCGTCACGATTCCCGTTTCGAAAACCTGCGCAGCTTGTAACTCTTTGGCCCTTAATATCTTAGCTCTTAAAGCCTGTAATTTCTCGCCAATATCGCGAACAGTTGACCCCACTAACTCTGCCGGTGCCCCCATGTTAACCATATTATCGTAAGTGTCTAATCCCGTGGCATCGAAATACTCATCGTAAAATGGTGCCAAAAAAGTTTTTTGACTCTCTTTCGCAAACTGGTTTCGCTTGCCGTCCCCGCCTCTGTTTACATCTACGGCGATCTTTTCCGTCCCCCGCATTACCCAAATATCGACAAATTTACTATTTGTAGTTTTTGGTGTGAAAAAACTCCTCAAAAAGGAGGCGCTTGGCATTTCTTCTTTATACACGTCAATCACGGCTTGCGTGAACTCTGCGGCGTGTTGCTCTAATGCTATACTCATTTTTTTACTCTCCTTTTTTACGAGTTATCGAACTCGGTTAAATTTAACGTGTCTTCTAAAATAAGGCCTAACCCCTCCAACCAGTCATCAAGACGGCCATTGCCTAAAACTACCGAGGCCAAAGTCTCCGCGTTCGGGAAGGCGATCAAATCTTTTGCGATCCTGCCTTTGTTTACATACTCCAAACTCTTGGTTGCTGAAGCTGCGACATCTATGTCCTCGCTGCCCCCTAACCACAACAGCCCCACCGGAAACTGTGATCCGTCCGCGCCGGCTATGACCCACGGCACAAGTTTACCCGTTGCCGATATTTTACTGACCACCAGATAAGCGTCTAGCGTAGTGCCTGATCCGCTGTCGGTGTAGTCCGCTCTCGAAAACTCATTACCCCCTAACAAAAATTTGCTTCGGTCGTAATTTGCGAAAGACTGATTTCTTGTGTTACTAGCTATCGTTACACTCATTGTTTATCCTCCTTTTTTAGGCCCGCACTTGCACGCATGGCGGCAACGAAAGCACTTTGTTTTAATACTTTTTCGTCTTCAACAATCGCCGTCGCTTCCAACGCTGGATCGGTAACTATCTCCTCCGGAGATTCAAGATCCATATCCTGTAATTGCGCTTTTGAAATCGCCTTCAGTTGCATGTCGGCGAAGAATTCGCTATCCGGTTCGCTGCCTTCTGCAACCATAGTCGCGCAGGCTTTCGCATCTATATGCGAAAACTTTAGAATAGTTCGAACGCGCTTGCGTTCCTGTTCAACCCCCTGAGTGATCAATGTGCTGCATAACTCAGGATGTTGAGACAATAATTCACTTTGTGTCATTCCTTTTTCTTTTAAATTAATATTTGGTGTTCCTGAGTTAGCACTCAGATCTTTAACCTTATTCACAGCATCTTCGAAGCCCCCTATCGCATCGATCAAAGATCCGACTACGTCTTTTGCTTCAAAAATACCCCCCTTTAATTGATCAGCGGTAGCCTTCGGCCTGGTGGCCAAAACGTCCGCTATGAATCTATCATTTAGAGGATTCAATCTATTCTCCTGTATAGGTTTGAAGTTCAAATTGTTTATGGCTTCTTCAAAATCCCCATTTTTCTCAGTACTCTGCGACGCATAAATTCTCACACTCCTCTCTCCAGTTTCTTTATTTTCCGAAACTTTCGGCACTGCTTGAAACTCGATCATTGTGCCGATAGAACCCACCAATGTCTCCGGGGTGCTCGCGTAAATGTAATCCGCCCCCGTAGCTATGTAATAAGCCGCACTGGCCCCTAGATCTTCAAATAGCGCTACCACTGGCTTACTGCTCTCTAGCATCGCATTACGCAAGTATTTAACTGCCACGGCTGATCCGCCGCCGCTGTCGATTTGCACTATATGGCCGATCACATTCGGCATTTTATCAAAATCTTTTAACTCTCTCGCCAGGTCGACTGTCCCATATGATGAGTCTCCCCCTCCTTTAGTTATCGCTCCGTCCAACTTAATGACCGAGATCAATTGCTCCCCCGCTGACCTATCCGCCGCACGCGCGTCCCCTGTTAAGAGCGCCCCACTTTTCAGATCATATGATCCGAAGGCGTTCGATTTCGTTTGCGACAATACCGCCCCCCCTCGCTTGTAATGGTTTAACGCGGCCGTAAGCCCCTGCAATGACGCAGAATCCACAAACCAAGGCTGTCCATATATCTCTCTAGCTAGTTGTATGTTCATTTCTTTGCAATTAATTCGGTTTTATCTTTACTGCCTTTCGAACTCCCGAAGAAAAACCCGACAACTGAAGTAAACGATCCTATTAGCGCCCCTATGACCAAGTGCAAAATATTTTCGTTTGCCTTTGGTATCTCGAATTTTATAAGGAACGCCATTAAAAAGAAAAACCCGATCACTACTATGGCGCCCAGCGCGTACATGAAAATATTACCTATATCTTTCATACGTTATACTTTAAATACAAATTTATTAACTATTGCGAAAATCAAAGCCCCCGCAAAACTGAAACCCCCCGAAATATAGGCGATCTTTACTTTCATTGTTGCGAGAGATACCTCTATCTTCGTGATCTTCCCTTCAATGGTATCTATTTTGCCCCAAATTCTATTTTCTGTTTTCTCGTCCATGTCCGTAAATTCTTTTATAAGCGCCTTTATTATTTTTATTCTTTTTTTTATCTTCAATTGCTCCTCGTAAAATGCAACGAAAACTAAAACGCCAGGTATCGCCCCGATCAGCGCTTCCAGCGGTAATACCCAAATGCAGACAAGCTGACAAGCGTTACTATAAAGATCAATTGTCCCCAAAAACTACCATTTATTTCAAAAACATTAGTATTCGCACCTCCCAAATAAGCAACCTCATCAACTAACTCTTTAACATTCCACATAATTAAGCCGAACGCTATCGCTTTAGACTCTTTATTCCGGGCATCAATGTACAAAAAAATAATTAAAGCGGGCCAAAAATTAAGCATCGCAAACTGATTGATCAAAAAATAAACGGGTGAATCTAAATTTAAATCGTCTCTAAAATGTACATCTGCGAAAGGCAAATGGCCTGTTTCTCCCAGTATTACAAAGAAAACAAAACTCAACACCGCCCAATTATTTTTAAGAAATTTCATCTAATTTATTTTTTAAAATTTCATTTTCATTTGCCAGTTGCGCAATTTTTTTAACTAAAAAAGAGTACACTCGTCCGAGCTTGTTATCGCTTGGGGTTAACGCGTTATAACTTGCAACAAATTCTTTATTTATTTCTATTATTCTGGCCTCCTCTGTTGGCGGCTTCTCTTTTGGTCGTGGCATAATTGTAGTTTTTTAAGGTTTCCAAAAATAACCGTAGGCCCTTATTGATAAGACCGCTACGTCCCCCACGTAAGTGTCGTTTAGGTTTCCCGGCGTCGCGTCTCTTTTAAAAGTGTAGGCAGCGAACTCTCCGGGGAGTAACTCCTCCACGTCTATACTGAAACTTACCCGTTTAATTATATTGTTGTTATTAATGGGGATTGTTACAAAATTGTTGATCGTCTGTGTCACTGGGTGCGTCCCGTCTACTAGATCCCCGACTTGCATCTGCGCGCTCTGTACCTCCAGATCTAACTGTCCCGCCCCCGCGCCTAAAACCACGTAACTAACTTCGAACACTAGATCCTTCGATGTGTCCATCCCCTCCGGTATCGTTATGAGCCCGCCAAAGCCGTCTATAACACTATTCTCCATTTTATTATTTGTTTGGACTAGCGAAAATTCGGACGTGTAGTCTATGGCTTCGTCCTTCGGGGCGAAGCCTTCGATCTGTGAAGCGGTTCGGAGGTGGACCACTAGCTCTTTCGGGTAAATGCCCGCCCCGAAATACTCGGTAAATCCGTCGGCGTTTATTTCTAGTCGGTTAGTATGCAATTTGACTTGCTCGATAAGTCCGTCCGACGATAGCGCCGAAGTTACTCGAAAACGTACCCAGTATTTTAATTGCCCGTTTACAGTTGTTTGTACTTGTCCATAAGTGTTCCCGAACCTAACTTGTTCGCTTCCGATCTGCGTCCCTATATTGTCCGCTCTCGACTCATACGGGGCGTCGGCGTTGGTAGCCATGATCATAAACGGCGACCATGTGGCCCCGTTGTAATATTCCCGCGCCACCGTTCCCGTGCCGGGGACCACTAAAAAAGATTGTTTTATTTTTAATCCGATGATCGAATCGTCAGATCCAACGTAGAACGCCGCCCCTATGCCTGGACTACCTCCCCCGAAAGGGGCGAAGGTGCTCCCGGTGCTGGTTTTGGCTGCGGTTGTCACATCCGTGAAAGTGGTGCCATTCGAAGTAGTTAGCACGATCATGCCCTCCGTGTGGCTGTCGCCCTCTCCGAATACCGACTCGAAACCTTTAAGATATGATCCGACGGCGAATTGTCCGCCTACGATGCTGATCCCCTTGTCGTCTCCTGTCTCCAAAAAAGCAAGCGCGATCGAATCGTTCGGGCTCGTTATCGTGTCAACGTTTATACTATAATTTAGTTTTATAGAATCGTTACTTATTTCGATACTGTTACCCTCATAAAAAACCACTATTTGCGACCAGTTTAGATCGTCGGTCCATTCTGTATTTGTCACATTTGCACCTTGGAAGCGTTTAGTAGTGTACGCCCCAGACTCGATCCAAGTTACTAACATGCCGATCTCGCGTTTATTTTCGGGTATGGCGTTGCGTGCGGTCTTATCGATCACGCTCCAGTGGTGCCCTCTTACTTGCTCCTGATCTACGAGCGCCTTAGTGTCGTCGTAGTGTTCTAAATATTCCGGGAATTTTACCTGCCCGCTACTGGCCGAAGTTATTAGTAGGAACACTAAAACTATCAAAGTATTCGCCGCTTTCTTTCTCATATTGTGCTTTTTTTATTATTTGATCAGCGTCGCCCGTGTTAAGATTCTCGGCCGCTTGCTCCATTGTTGTTAGTGGTTGATTATCAAACTGTATGCCTAACTTTCTGCGCTCTGCGTTCACCTCTTTTAAAGGGTCTATGTGCGGAACTGAAACACCTATAAATCTGGCGTTCCTGTATGCTGCTAAGGTCATTAGATCGTTCTTGCTCAATGCCTCTAAGTAGCCCGGCACTTGTATAGTTGTGTTTAAAACCATCACATCCAGCCAAAAATTATAAAACGGTTTGTAATACTGATTCTTCAAAAGCTTAACCCTGTCTACCATCATTTTATATTCCCAGCTTTTCAAAGCCGCCCGGCTTCCAGAGTAGGCTCCGCCGAATTTATCGAGGGCGATCTCTGGGGGTATGCCTATTGTGGCGTAAACTAGATCTAAATTCACTCCGAAGAACTCCCCGAAATGTATATCTGTGCCGCCTGTACTTCGTTTAAGAGTACTCCCGATCGGCATATTATACGTGGTTTTGCTTGTGGTTTGTGCCACTTTTGTGGCTACGCCCCTAGCTTCGCAAGCTAAATAGCTGTCAGTTTCCGGAGCAATGCCTTTGCCTTTCCCAAATGATTGAGCTATTTGTGTCGCTGTTATGTCCTCGCCGGTTGAATCTTTAGAGTGCTCTATCGTGTACGGGATCTTCGCATTCTCTTCGGCGCTGCCTAGTGTCGCATCTTTGTACCGATCCATTTTGGCCGCTGTTTCCAAAACCGCAGTTAATAATGACATGCCCCTAACATCGCCGATCTTGTGACGCAGGCCATAGAATATCCATGCCTGCACTCGGCCTGTTCGGCTTCCCCTCGCTAAAATTCTCTGTGAAGTCCCGTCTAAATTTCGGATATAAAAAGCTATGTGCGTTCCTTTTTTGTCGACCTCTACCCCGCTTTTGATCGTGTTTCCCCTATTGCTCGCTTCTCTTATATATTTGTCGTCCATCGGTTGGCGAACGTGCCCCCCGTCTATTATCTCAAGTGAAGGTTTCCCCGCTTCCATGCGGCTTACACAAAGAACGTCCCCGGCATTTAGCGCATTTTGTAAAGCGTCAGCCGCTTGGCTGTTCACGCTCTGCATTCCGTTGTATGTTGAAAAATTCTCGTTAGCGAAAAGTCGGAAACGACTCTCGACATCTTCTATAAACCTACTAAGATCGATATTCTTTAGGATTTGTTCCTGCGGCTGCGCCTGTAATTTTAAACCCGTCCCTACAATCCAGAGGCAGTATTTTTTAACAGCATTCTGGACGACATCACTCTCTAAATAAGCTTGCCACGCTCTCGCCCGTAGCGTATAATAATCGAGGGTGTACTCGATCGCTGGACCTAATTCGTAAGGCGTCTTCTCGCCGTCAAAATAAAGGTTTTGGATCCCGTCGTAGCTAGATCCAAAAAAACCCGAAGCTTTAGGATCGGGCGCTATTAAGGTATCATTTACCTTAAATAAATTAGATATGTATGTGATTATCTTAGCCCTTGCCATGGTCGTAGAACTGTTTGTCTTCCGTTTAACTGATTGATCAATCGTTGTTTAAGAGTGTCTAGTGCGTGCAGCCCCTCAGTTATGGAGGATATACTTCTGTACTGTGTTTGGATCTTTGTTTGGCCGTCGTCTAAACTGTACGAAGCAATGTCGCCCGTGGTGGCCCCCGTTAATAACTGCGTTTCTAGCGCTGCTATTATCGCCTCTATCCTGGCGATCCTATCTACTGTGCTCGTAGCGCTCTCAATGTACAATTTCTCGGTAACCGCCATAAACAATTATTTTTTACAAAGGTCATTTAAAATATTGACAAATCAAAATAAGTTAATAAAAAAAAGGTAGATCCTAAAACCTACCTTTTTTTGCCTAAAATCAAAACTAACCATGAAAATGAAAAAAACCTATTGCTTGCTCTGGATACAAATGTAATAATTTATTTCATTGATGCAAATTATTCACCTAAAATATTTTTAACAATATTACAAAACATCTGCCACGACCATTCTTTTAGCTTCGAAGCCTTACAAGTATTCTTCGCAACTATGTCCCTTAGTACTAAATTATAAACTCTGTCATCAAAGAAGTGGTTTTGCACGTGGGCGCTTTTTTTAACCCACTTCCAGCCTACCACTTCGCCGTCTTCGTTTTCCTTGAGCTTTTTTTCTTCGGCTTCAAATTGACTGAAAAATCCGGGGGTGGTATATTTACCGTCGTTCGGCTGCGGGAAGTTCATCGTCCCTGGGATCTGTGGATCCTTCATCGGTAAATTTATGCAGTCTGCGAGCCTGTCTTTTATTTTATCTGTTTCAACTATGTATAAGTTTGATCGCTCTTTACTGTTCATAAACTCGTTAACGTCTGCGTTAACGCGCTGGAACCTGTCCGCGACTTTGCCCTTTATGCCGACTGTGTTACTTACATTTTCGTCTATGAATTTATAAGAATAGTTAGTGAAGTACCCGGTATCAACTCCGGTTAATAATATACGCATGGTATCCCCGTCGTCTGTCAGATAATCTAGATTTATGATCTCATTAAACGGATCCCAAACGTTCCCCGGCTGGTTGTTCCTATATGTAAATTTGATCCGCCCTTCGTCGGACTGTTTACCCCTTTGAAACGATCCGATACTGCCGTGATCAACTGAATATGTGGAACCGTTCTCACTGTGCGCAACTACTTCGTAATCTAGGCGGCCGTCATCTTCTAACCCGTTAAGGTCACAAGCACAGGTTAAGAGCCGGATCGGGCCGTTACCGTCTCTAATACTTAGAGCGTTCGGTACCACCCCAATCGCGTATCCCCTTGTGTTTTTAGATAACATGTTTTGTTTGATCCGTTCTGTTGCTTCTTGCCACGGCTCCCCTAAAACCACATTGTAAAAAACTTTTAGTCGGGCTCTGTTTGTAGTTCCTTCTTCAAATATCTTAAGCCACTGATAAGCATAGTGCGTCCAGTCGTACATTCCCGGGGCCGCGATCATGCAGGGTATGTGGTACGAATAATACCCTGGCCGCTCTGGCTCCGCTGTCGGTATCCACTGCCCAAGTAGATTAATTTTATATTTTTCTTTCTCTTTGAAACTCTCTTTGCACTCCTGACAAACATAACAAACCGAGCTTTCGATCAGTTTTCCCGCGTCGGTTTTGTCGAACACTACCCCGACTCGTTCGCCGTCGATCTTTTTATTCCAGAGCAATTGTATATATGCGCCACACTTTGGGCAGGGTACATGCCATTTTCTTTGATCACCCATTAAGTAGACCCTCTCGATATTTGAGGGCCTGGTCTCTGGCGTGCTTATATAAAATTGTTTCATTGTGTTGGCGGCTGTAGAAAAACGCTGTTGCAAAAGATCAAATGTACTTCCCTGATCTTTGTCTGCTACGGGTGCCGCTTCCCAGTCGTCGAAAAGTCCGTATTTGATAGATCTCTGTTTACCCATTTTATTGACAGATTGCAAGCCTCCAGCGAATAGGCGGCCCCCCGCGAACTCTTTATAGTTCGAAGTGTCCCCCGTTCGTTGGTTTCGCTTTCTTATAGTGTTCGGCCTTATTAAATCCTGAATGCCACAACTGACGATCGCAGGGTCGAGACGGCTCTCGATCATTTCCTTAGATAGCTGATCATTCGCAGACAACGCCATAATATTGCCGGGGTTGTTTGCGATGATCCATAACACGCCGTTAACGATCACGCCCTGAGTGAAGCCGATTTGTGCGCCTTTCATCACTGCGATCAACTTCGCCGGGTGATAAGGATCGAGCGTGTCCACTACTTCGCGGAGGTATGGCGTGAGTTTGTATTTGAATTTACCCGTCGCCAGGTTCGACACGTCACTCGTTAGGGTGAGGTGTTTCTCCGCGTAATCCGAGGGCTTTAGCTCTAAGCGGTTAATCGGTACCGCTTCGATCATTTCGGCGAATTGTTCTTTTAGATCCATTAAACCAATTTATAATAAACAAATTCACTATTATTTTGATCCCATGCGTGAAAGCATAGATGTTTAAATTTGCCCCCTAAAGTTCTGGCTGTTCCGGTGTACCCTTTTGCCGCGTTCTGGTTTGTCGGCTTCCTTGGTTCCCAGCAACAAACAATCTCCTCCTCCATTGTTTCGGGGCCAGATAAAATTATGATCTTGCAAATGATTGATGGCATGCCGTCGCTATGCCTGTTCAGATAGCCGTCTTTCGTAGTTCTGTTTTTCATAGTTTTTTTTTTAATTATTAGTTGTGGGTATACAGATGTTGTAGCGCATTAGCCATCACACAAAATCCGTATATGGTTGCTCCGTTTCTAAATCTACATTCTGCTCAAACCAGTGTTCGCACACACACTCAATTTGCAATTTGTTTTCTCTACAGTATTCTAAAAATCTACCAAGTGTTTCAATTTCTTCTATTCTTGTTAAGATTTTGCCGCCACCACTAATTTTATGCGATTCGCAGCATATTCTTTTTTCTTTATTAATTAAGTAAGCAAATTGTCCCATCGCTAAATAACGCACTACAACAATAAATATAAAACAGTGGGGTTGCAGTGCTTTTATTAGCCCAATCTGTTTAAGTTAAATTTGTAATTATTTTCAAAGTCGGTGCGTAAAATCCCACCGTTTCATATTATCAACGTTATAGCGCCATTAATAGACACCGAATCCTACATAATCATCTTCTTCAACGATATGGACATTCATTTTTAAATTACACTCTTGATTTTCTTCATCGTATTTAAGTGATAAAATACTATCCTCTTGATGATAGCCACGTAACATTTCGTGTAACATATCCTTCAATCGTTTTTCAATTTCTTCTTTACTATATTTCATTTTTTTTAATTATTAGTTGTGGATATACAGATGTTGTGCACTATTTGAGATAATCTTCAAGTGCATTTAAAATAGCTACTGCTAAGTTACCATCTTGTTTCTTGGCTTCTGTAAGTCTGTGCCGTAATGTTGCGGTGTACCAATTTTTATGTTCGCTATTTACGTCAAGTTTTTCTATTTCTTGTAATAAACAGCGCATAACATCGTTTATAGCACATTGCTTTTCGTTCTTCGTATTTCCCATTTTATCTAATTTTATTTGTTAATAATACGTACTAATACTTTCATTTCGTAAATTATATATACCATAGTTTTTTTTATTTTTTAAAGTTAAAATGGCTCAAAATTATCCATAGTTTTTTTTAAAGTTGTTATTTATTCGTTAAAAATCAGTACATCTGCGCTAGTATTAATTTGCCCTTGCACCCTCAAAAGTTGCATAGAACGTATCAATGTTTGTACTTATGTCGTCCATTTTACCAAGTTCTTGTATAAGTTTTTCTTCAGCCATTTTCACAGCATCCGCTTTACCTTCTTTTCTATTATCAGCTTCAATTATAAAACTATAAGTTTCACTACTTTTCCAAGGTTCATCTTCGGAGTTGTCGGTAAAGCTAACCGTACATTCGGCATAATAAGTTCTCATTAAGTTTTTTTTATTTTTTAAAGTTGTTATTTACTTTCCCCTCTAGATCTAGTTTCCTGATATTCTTCAACGATTTGATCCAGCCCTTTTAAAAGTTGTTCGATCACATCGCTTTTAATATCCGAAATTTTCTTGCTTAAATCTTTCCTGGTTTCTATAAAATCCTCTTGATCAGCGCCGAACCTGCTTAGGACTAAATCCGCAATTGTCTTGCTTTCCTGATCATAAGACTTTGAAAAGGTTTCGACCACATAAAGGAAGAAGCTCTTCACCGCATCAAATGGTATTAATAGGCCCAGTTGTTTAGCGATCTTGATCTCGTCTAGTTCGATAGCTTTTTGCGTCCGCTTTAGCGTCGCTTTTTTTATAGCTAGCTGAATATCACGAAGCTCTGCAAACTCTGGATCTTCGGGCTCCTTGTCTTTTTGTGGTTGCTTGGTTTTTAGTTCTTTGTTTTTAGGGGGTTGCGTCTTTCTCGGTTGGTTGGTTGCTTGCTTTTTAAAAGCTGCATTGAGATCAAACTCTTTGCCCTCGTCCTCCTGTTTTTTCAACCACAGGATGTTTGTTGGGTCCGTTATGTCGATCATTTTCTTACCCTCCACAGTGCAGGCGATCAGGTGCCCCCTGCCTACCCCTACGTTTATTGTGGCCTGTTGCACACCTAAACCATTGGCGAGCTGTGCATACTTTAGGTATTTAATTCCTTCTACCATTCGATCAAGCCCCTGGTAAGTAAGCAAATTATCATAACCCCCAGAGTGGTGATCGCTAGATAAAAGAGAAAAAATAAAATTATAAATTTTTTGTCCATTTTGATTTTGTTAAATTCCACGAGCATAATTTTTTTAACAGCGTAATGCCTTAAAACCTAGCTTTTTATAAAATCTGTTAAATTTTTAAGTTTTAACAAAGATACAAAATTTTAACTGTTAATTAACAAGGCTCGAAATCTGTGCCGATCTAAAAATGATCGGAGTACAATCTTAT